ATATTAGCAAGCGTTGTCCCAAGAGCACGCATTGTTCCTTCTGATAACTGCCCTTCACCAAGTGCTTGATATGCAGAGCCGCCAAGCCCGTATCTATTAGCATCAGCAGCTAACCTACCTTGCTGTTGCCCTAATAACTTTTGATAATCCGCCGTTAATGCGTCTCTAAAGGGGTTTAAGAACTGCCCTATGCGTCCACCAATGTTTAGCTGGTCAAACGTCTGTACGGGCTGTGCACGAGCATCAAACGCTTGTTGTTCGTACTGGTTAATGTCTGTAGGCTTGTAAACCTTCGGGTCAATAAGCCCCAAATTCTTAATTGCTTGCTCTGATGATTGCTGAATGCTTGCAGGTAACGCCGCAACGCCCTGCGCTGAACTTTGTTCGCTTTTCGCGGGGCTACCAAATAATGCTTTTGTAATACCGCCCATTTTAGAATTCCTTTAAATAAACGGTTGCGGCTTTGCGATAGCCATTAAGAACACGTCCCCAACCAGCACGTCCAACAATAAGCACCCCATCTAGGGAACGTGCTTTTGCATCCTCTTCAATCTTTTGAGCTAATTCTTGTAATGGGGCTAGAACGCCACCTGCTAAAACAATGCCTGTATATTTCTTGCGGGGGAGGACACAATCTTCTGTAAGGGCTATAGATTGCCCCTCAGTCCATACTTTATACTCACCACTTGCAACACAAGCCTCAACGTCATCAATCGTCTGCTCGCGGTTATTATACGCAATGGCACTAACGATATGATGCTTTAATTCATGGAATTTTTTGAGAGCATCCATAGCCTAAAATACCCCTAGGGTGATTCTACGCCAGACCAGTGCTCCCCCACTACTGACAACGATATAAAGATAATTTGCATCATAGTTGAAATCGCCGAGCGTGTCAATGGAGGCTACAATATCTGTAGACGAAGTAGGAATTTTAGCAACCTTGCGCAATGCGCCGTTTAAACTCTCAATCCCTGCAAGTTTTGCCACATCTTCTTGCCGCTTGGCGATTATATCCTCTAACGTGCTGTAAATTGCGGGGAAATCACCCTTGCCTGTGGGGTTAAATGGTGCATATTTTTTCATCGCGGTGAACTCTTATCAACGGTTTGCAACCATTTTCCCATGCGCCATGTCTGGTTTAAATCACTGCCAGCAATGCGGTATTTCCAAAACCGTGTTTTTAAATCCAAGTCTATGCGTTGCGTTGTTGTTGCAAGTGTTGTGCTTGGCAACACGCTAACGGCATCTTGTTGCCAATACTTGTAACTAACATCAACAGTAATATTCCCTGTTTGATTGCTATCTGGTTGATACCTCCTTACGATAACAGACGAGTTATCATCATCGTAAGATACATATGAAGTTTCACAATAAAACGGCATTGCTACTGTGTCTGCGTTTGCGCCTGTTTCATGCTCATATACAGAGTTTGTTGTGCAGCCCCCAAGTATAGGATTATCTCCTAACTGATAAGGTCTTTCACCCGCAAAACGGTTTATGTTTCCTATCGTGTAATGCATACCCTCAATGCTGTATATGACGTAGCGGTCACACTCGTTAGAAGACGTTGAGGGATAATGAAACCAAATCTCATTGAACCCTTTATTGTGCCAGCAGAATGATTTGTATGCCTGCAAAGCGTTTATGTTCTTGAAAACGTAATCCGTAACGCTGGCTTGTGTTAAACCACTTGATGCAAGAACCTGTACTTTGCCGCCTTGGTATTTGTAAAAACCTTTAGAGCCCATCCAATAACAAATCCCATTAATGACAATTTGAGCGTTGGGGGCAATCAACCCAATATTTGTATCGACAACATCAAAACTATACACCCTTGGTAAGTCGATAAATTGGCGAATATATACTGCGTTTTTTGTAAATAATAAATCGCTGTTCTCAATATTAGCGCGCGCAATAATCCTGCCAGCATTCTGAATACTAGTAAATCCCGGGTAATATCCAGCAGAAACAGTCCAGTTTGTTGATGATGCAGGGTCATTCCACTGCACCCTATTTTCAACACCACTTGTCCCTAATGCCGATATAATCCCGTTTTCATCGACGTAAACGTAATTACATGCTGTGGGTGCTCCTGTAATAATTGCAGGGGCTATATCAACGCTCGGAGACCATAGATATAAAGCAGACTGGTCGCCTGCACATAACACTACTTGTGAACCATATCTGTCAAAAGACCAAATGCGCGGGAAGGAATACGTCCCTGAAGATGCCGCAATACTATTTCCATATGCACCTCGTCCATACACGCCATAGCCATAACCAGCGTTGTTAATAACATCAACGCTGCCAGCATCTATTTCTTGAAAATATACAGTTGCTGCACCGCCTGCTGCAGATACATTGCTTGTCGCCGCCATGTCTGTTTGAATGTCAAATGCATCAACGCTTACATTCCGAATGATAAACTCTTTATTGATGCTTGCTGCAAGAATACCACCCGTGTTAGCAGCCCCAGATAGCTTAACACGCGCACCTTCTGTAAGCCCATGTGCAACCTTTGTTACTGATACAGTTTGTCTTGCCATAACAACTGCTGCGCCACCACCAGTAGCATTACTAGTAGCATTGGAAGCAGTATAAAACGTCATTGTACTGAGGGTTGCAGATACAACGTATTGAACACCGTTAATATCGCCAGCAGGAATGCCACCAACACCCGTTGCGCCTGATATTATTACTGTGTCCCCTGCATAAATAACCCTGTGCGTGTAAGCAACAGTTACAAGATTTGACCCGTTTTGTACGGTTATAGGGTTGTTTGCAAGCGTCAGATAATGTGTAGCTAAGCTGTTAGGAATAGCTGTGCTTGTTGTCTTTAACGGCGTGATATTAACCAATGAACCATTGTATAAATAGTATAAACGGTGGCTTGTGCCAACAAGATAGACAGATTCACCGTTTATGAGCGTAGAAAAAACATTACGCACAGGCGTAGATGTTGGGATTGCCACATCAGAATTTACTTTTACCCATCCACCGATTTTTTCAGGATAGTTTTTTCGGAAACGCACTTTATCAGCATCAACCCATCCCTGAGATGCGAATTCTGTTAAATCCACATCAGGAGAAATACCGGGAATACCTCCGATAACGCCCTGCCCCATATTACCCACCCATCACAATAATACTGGCTTCAACGGGGTCATACATAGCAACGTTGACTTGAACAAAACTTACCCTGAATCCTGATGTGGTTTTATCGGTTATTCCTAATGTGACTGTGTTTGTAGAACCGCTTGACCCAGTGCCCGCAGTTCCCACAACACTATAATAAGCATCGCTTGCAGCGGTAGTGAATACAAAATCGTAAATTCCTTGGCTAACACGAGTAACAGAGGCAATGTTTGCGCTACGTCTGTTTGTGGGCACTGTCGCTGTCACCGTGAAATCAATGTACGCGCTTGCGCCGTAGATGGTTTTTGCGTTTACTTGAAAGGCTGTTGTGGCGTTCACAATACCGCTAAAAGTGGCATCGCCGTTTGGGTTTAAGCTAACCGCGTCAACATTGCTCCCACTTGAATTTGTTGTTCTAAGTTTAAGCCCGCTGTTGGTTAAGTTAGAGATGAAATTAAGAAAACCCAAGCCATCAGAGTTTATTTCCCCAATTAATGTGTTTCCCTTAAACCCGCGCAAAGAGAACCCGTTTACACCGCCTACGTTTAAGTGCGCGAACCCAGATACAGGCGTGTTACCGCTTAAAGTTGAGCCAATGTAAACCTGCCCATCATCCTCAATGGTCATTCTTGCGGATGCGCCGCCCGTAGAAGGTTTTGTCCAAAAATTCAGCCTGCCTTTTTCAGCCCCCGCCGTTTGGTCAATCAATTCACCTTTTACATAAGAAGCACGGATTTGCTTAGATGCAGAGTTAAGAGCATTGAAAGATAAAATGCTAGACCAGTTGTCGCCATCTACTGTAATATAGGAGTCATTCCCACCAGATTTTCCTTGAAATGAGACCTTTACAGTCGATATTGACGCTGCGTTTGTTGCGTAATACCCAACTTTTCCAACACTCCCCAATAAGGTATCTAGGGTATCCCAGTTTGTATTTGCAAGTGCACCCCATGTATTTAAATCACCACCAACAGCGGGTTTATTAAGAGCAAGGTTTGTGGTCGGTGTACTCATATAATTGTCTCCGAATAAATGCCTGTGGTCGCGTCAATCATTTGATATTGGTTGTTTAGCGATGCCACTAATGCATCAGCTTTGCCTTTGTATACTGCCCCTAATTGGGGTAATTCTCTAATCACTAAAACTCGCGCTACTGCATCATTTATGAGCACAACATCAGCATTATTAGTCCAGTCGTTTGTATCGCCATCGTTTACTAAATTATCGTACTTTTTTATGTAAGTAAGCGTTACAGTGCTTGTTGTTGTGGGGATAGGGAATAAGGTTATCTGTCCATTACGGAAATTATAAACCCGTGGTAGCCCCGTTTGTGATGCTCCGCCTGTACGATATTTATATGCGTCAAATTCAGCATCGTTAGATTTAACCAAGGGATATACGTTTGTTCCATCCGTCCATAATACTGGGTTTGAACGGTTAGCCGTCATAGAGAGGAAATCACTGGGGAGAGCAATAATCCCTGTAGACGTGCTAACCGTCAAAGCCCCACTAACAGTTACGTTGAAAGTCAACTCATGGTTACGTTGCCTCTCGAAGAGAGCCTCGTTTACACACAAGTTCACTAACCCGTCCGTAGAAGTCAAAGCAGTGCTGCCCTCTAATTGAATTACAGAGCGAACACTGCTTTTTATGGATGCAAAAGTTGTCATAAACCTTAATGGTTAGGAACAGACAATTCAGCTTTCAAGCGAACAATACCTGCTGTGGTGGTTGTTCCTGCTTGAATGCCTAAGCTAATCCAGCCATCATCAAGGAAGGTGTACCCGCCTGCGCCTAATGTTGGAACGGCTGTCAAGTTGTCATCGTTCGTCACCGCGCCACCTGTTTGTGCGATGGTAGATGCAGAAACAAATGCAGCAAGAGCATCAGATGAGCTAGACCCTGTACGGTATCTGATACCTAAGTTTAAGGTAACAGCCGTAGCTGTGTCTAAGTCAGCAGACCAAAGCGTAAAGCTCTTTAGCTTCATCCCTGCTTTAACAGGAATAAGACCAAAAGACGCTGTGGTCGTTGTAGAAGCGGGGACAGTAATTTCACGGTCATCATTGTAAAACTTTGCCTCCGCTGGAGAGATTGCCGTGTCAAGGGCGTAAGAAATGACTGTTGGGTTTGCCATGTTGTATAATCCTTATCAATTAGAGTGATGCGTAAGTAGGAAGTACCAACACGTTTGTGTCAGGACGGTTGCTAGGCTTAATGCGCTTGAACCCTGAAATACAACGCAAGTCATATACAGTGTTCATGTTGCCATCAATCTCTTGAACGCCTACACGAACGGTTGGTGCATAAGCATCCGCCGCCGCTTTAGGGTTACGGATTGCATCGCCCATCAAGCGTGCTGTTGCATCGGACAAAGCACCATAAGGAGAGAAGAAGGAAACAGCATTCTTGCCAACTAACACGTTACGGCGTGAAGTTGTTACAACTGCACCCGCGTTAGATACACCGTAAGGAACATACCGTGTGCTTACGATAAGAATACGGTTGCGCCATAAGCCGAGTACGTTTACGCCCATTGCCGTTTTAGGGTTAAGAGCACCCTCTTTCTTCATGTCGTAATTACCTTGGATTTGCGCCAATTCCCAGTTGGTAAAGGTCAAAGCAGACGCGCTCACGGTTGTTTGCAAGTCGAATGCTGTCTCAGGGTGCACAAACAATACATAGATATTCTGCCCGTTAAAGCTGATAGGCTCAATCGGGTATGCAGAACGGTCTAGGTTTGCAAGAGCAGTCTCAAGGAAGGTTGCTGTCAAACGGTGAGACGTTGTGAGAGACGCATCATCTGTAATAGATGCAGGGCGAATTAAACGCGTGCTGTCAACAGCATCAACCGTGTTAAACCCTTGGAATTGAGAATAAGCGAACGTATCGTTTGCGTTAATGGTCAATTCATTGTTTACGATTGAAGAGTTGGTTTGTGTTGGTGACCATCCTACAAGCTGGTTCATTACGGAAATCGTTTGATTTTCCACAAGGGCTTTCATTGCAGCATCAAGAGCAATTTTCTTGCTGAACTCTTGAGACTGGAAGATTTGCGCCGCTTGCAATGCAGTGAAGTTATCACCACCGGGAACGCTCACAGGGTAACGAATCATATTCGCATTTACCGTGTAAGATTCGAACGTCAAGTTACGCGCTTGCGCGACACCACTATCAAGATAGCCAATACCTGTTGGAGAAATCTTCGGAATGTAAGGGAAGTTAGCTGTCACACCAGAAGCGGTGTAGCCGTTTTGCTTTGCTTTCAAAATCTCTTCTGCAGACTCTTGAATGCAACCTAGTTTTACTAGAGCGCCAAGAGGGAATTCGCCGAGAGTTTGTGTTAGTGCGCCTGTGAGTGGTGCCCATGACTGTAGCGCAAGTGTGCTACCAGTGGGCAATGATGAGTTAGCCATTGTATACCTCTAAATGATTGTTGTGAAACAGTCTTTAAAGGCGACAAAGCCACTGCTTAGTTTAAGCCCAAACGTAAGGCACTCCCTAGTGTCTAGGGGTATTATGCAACAAATATACTACATAACCTATAGATATTCAAGTGTTTTATGCCAAGGCTGCAATCCCAGCAAAGTAGTCCTCTCTGCTAATTTTCCCTTTTTGAAAATCCTTTGCGAGTTTGTCTGCTCTTGTCTCGCTACTAGTCATAGGTGACGTGCCTGTCCCAACCATACCACTAGACTTAGCGCGTGATGCTGCTGTGTCCGCTAGTTTAGGCTGCTCTAATACCTGTTCTTGCTGCTGTAGCAAAGCAGGGTTAAGGTTCTTTGCCCGTGCATGGTATACTGCAAGCGGATTTACACCTGCTTTGTAAAGACGGTCAACGTCATTAATCATGCTGTCAAGAAACGCCTTCTTATCAAGGCTCTTACCTGTAAGAAGCTGCTGCTCTTCATTGGAGGCGTGATACACACTCATTGTATAGTTTATTAGCCAATCTGCGGGGAGGCTATGTTGCTTGTTGTAAGCCTCGCCATCAACATCAATTCGCTGCATAATCTCTTGTGTGCGCTTGTTAGCAATGACGGGCGCAACACTCTCTTGCAGTCGCGCCAAGTCCTCAGCATGTACGTTTGTAATCTCACGCAATGCTGCAAGGGTTTTCTCGTCAAGGTTTTCAAATACACTAAGGTCAACCTCGCGCTCTTGCTTTTGCACTTCGGGTTCTTTAGCTGGCGCGGTCTTTTCTTGAAGTTGGCGTTTTAATTCATCAACCTCACGGCGCAACTGTTCCCGTTCTTGTTTTGCCTTAATACGCGCATGTTGTGGGCTTACTGCTTTATCAGCGGGTTTCTCTTCTGGGGCTGGTTCTTCTTCTTCGTCCTCACCATCGTCTTCCGCATCATCAACAGGTTCTTTATCAGCGGGTGCTTCCTCCTCCTTTTCAGGTGCAGGTGCATCGTCTTTCTTCTCTTCTTGCTCTTCGTCTGGTAATGCTGCAAGGCGTTCGAGTTCCGCCACACGGTCAAATGCTTGTTCTGTCATATTATTAATCCCCAATTCCTGCTAATGCGCCTAGTCCAGCTATTGCCATCATATGGGCAACACCACTATGAACCTGTGTACATCCTATGCGAGCCTCTTCTTTATGTTTTGGTGTGTTATTTTCCATATTTTGCACCAATACTCGAATTTTAGAAATTTCTTCTGTCTGCTTTTCTTGTTCTGTTTTGTCGTAATTCTCAATAAAAGTATTCCTATCCGTTGCGCCCATTCTATGTAAAACTGCTAATCTTTCTAACTCTTTTACTCTATTAAACGGCTCTTCCATAACTTCCCCCTATGAATTGTCTTGTTGTTCTGTGCCTGTGTCTAAATCAGTAATGACTTTTGCCACCTGCGCGTTGGTCAAGTCTGTTTTGGCTATAATCTCCGCCGCTTTAACCTGCGTCAATGCAGCATCAGCCGTGTACTTATCAGCACTTGCAGAATCACGTTTAGCCTGTGCCTGATACGCTATGCTTGTAGCTTGCGTCACCTGCCCCTGTAGCTGTTGTACTTGTCCTTCAAGCTGCTTTACATAAGCAGGGTCAATGACAGGCTCAGAGAGAGCATCCTGCAAGCTGGATTTGTCTTTAATCCCTAGCGGCATCATTTCCACCGCTTTCAACAGGAACGGTCGCGCTAGGTCAATCTGCCCTTGCTGCAATAGAATGCCGCCAATTTCGGTGAAACTCTCATATGCATTCTGGCGCGTTTCGTCTGTAGTCAACGCCTCATCAATCATAACGGCGTATTTATCGTATAAATCATACTGCGTAATCGTGTTGTTCTGTCTGTTCCCGCCATCGGTAGAGAAGAAACGAACGCTATCCGAATTGTCTTTAATCAGCGTTCGCATCAAAGGCAACAACATGCGGCTATTCTCTTCTTGATACTGCGCCACGTTATCAATAATATTCGATAGAGATACTAGAGTTTGTTTTACCCGCCGTTGGTTAAGAATGCCCGTCTCGTTCTTATCAGACGCATCACCCATATAAGCGATAGACACGCCACTGATACGGCTCACCATCTCTAAGAAGAACTGCATTAGCTGCTCGTATCCAGTTGCTTGAATATCGGTCGCCCACTGCGCGGTCTTACCCCCTGAAAGCGCACCATCGGGCACGGTAACAACGCCTATCTTCTCTGTAAGGCTTTGCTTAACACTGGCATCAAACGCGCTTTTCTCGAATACATAATGCTTAGAGCCATTCCGCCCCATCACACGCATTGCCTCAGTTATAGCCTTAGCCAATAACAAAGCTGGGACTTCTACCACTTTTGGCAAGCCATACCAGAAATTGTCCACATCGTTAAAGTGGCACGTCTTAAAAAGAATACTCAACCCGTCCTGATAGATGCTCTTGTATAGCTTATACACCTTTTTGTTAGACAACACCGCATTGTAATACGTCTTAACGGCTGTCTTCTCGCCCACCTCAACAGTCACGCCCATTGACTGCCCTATCAGCTTAATAGGCTCTACAAACTTCTTATCAACACACCACTCGCGCTCGTTAATATCGGGCACATCATCGCCCATCAGTTTCTTTAAGTCGGCTTGCTGTTGTTTCGCTATTGCAATGAATTCAGGCGTTGCATTTACCACTGCTGAAAATGGGTTGCTAATAATGGTTTTTGTTTCGTAATCGTACCAATTAAAATAATAGACGTTGAATAGCTTATCGTCTGGGCTTTCCTCAATATCTTTATACACGTCTTCACGGAAACGGGTATTGTCATTCATAGTTTGGGATGACTCGCTCTCGTTGCCCGTGTCCAGCTCTACAGACGGCTCTGTAATCCCAAACACCGCCTCAGCTTCTTCTGCGCTGTATTTCTTCCAAAAATATGCAAACCGCGCATCAGTCAAATTTGGTTCACGCGCTGCCATATCCCATGCAGTGCGGTCGGGGTCTAGCTTAGCAAAAACAATCTGCCCGAATGGGTTTTTGTTGTAGTCAATTTCAGGGACAACAGCACCATAACCATTTACAAGCATATCAAGGTCTTGTGCGCTCTCAACCTTATCAGCACGCGCCATTTGACGAATGCTTTGCTTAAACGAGTTTAGCTTGTCAATCTTGCCCTCGTCAGGTTGGTCAACTAACGCCCAGTAGAACGCATCGCGTCTATTTTTAACCAACGTGCCACTGATAGCCGTTACAACGGGACGTAGGAAGTCACCATGAAACAGCTTGCGAGCCATCTTTGCCTCAGCCCACTGCTTCTCCATTGCAGTTGAGTTGTTCTGCTTATATTCCTCAAATAGCTTGAGAACAGCCTCTTTAGAGCGCACGGCTTAATTCCCTACCAATAAAGCGAGTTTGGCTTCCATCGCCGCCATACGCTCAGCCATTGAGTCACGCTCGGCAACCACCTGCCTAAATGCAATAGGGTCAATGCCGTTGCCTTGGTTTTCAAGATAAACCTTGTACTTGGCAATCTCTTGCCCGATTTGAATACGCAAGTTGTTGATAAACTTCACGCTGTCGTTGTTGGTGTAAGAGCAGGTAAACTTCCAGTTATGAATAACAGCGGTGAAGTTTAACGCCACGTCATCAAACACAACAGATACGGGCACACCATCGGCTCTAAACTCATTCAGCAACGCTACAACCTCATTGCGAGAGTTGTACGTCTTACGCTGGGCAATCATCTCTTCAGTGAGTTTGCGAATTTCCTCTTGCGAGACTTCTTCAATCACCACCTTGCCAACATCGCGCCCAATACCATCTACTAGGTGAATATCTTGCTCAATGTATGGCTGTTGGTCTGTTGCCTTGCTATTTGCTAACGTCATAGAATCCCCTTTTTGTTGCGTTTTAATTGGTTTGCCTTTTGTCATGTTATGCTACCGCCCATGGTAATTCGTCATATTCAATAACAATATCTTCATTAGTTACTTCACAAGTAAATAAAGTAAATTTTTTTCCTTCGGCTATCCATTGCACAGAAAATCTATCCTCATCATCTGGTTGAGCAAGAGGATATTCTTTTGCTAAATACTCTATAATTTTTTTTCTTGTCTCTAGGCTATTGTTTTCTAGACTTTCTATACATTGATTGTTGTGTTGGTGCTCTTCAAAAGAAAAATTCTTAATACGGTGCGTTTTGTTGCGCAAAACAAGCGTCCCGCAATTCTTTTTTAAGAAACCACCCGCCATTATTACAAACAACAGCAACTTCCCCTTTGTCGTTATAAAATTTATCTACCACATTACCATCCCATAGGACTCATTGGAGCTAAACTCCCACTATTTCCGTAGGAATAATACGAGTTATTGTCTACAATGTCAATAGGGACAGGATAAGCGAATGTAAACGCTAAAGCATCTCCCACATCGGGGGATATATTGAGGTCTTTCTTGGACTGTAAACGCTTCTTACCTTTTCCATCATACCCGCCTTCTAGCATTGTTAAGTCACTCATAAGCGTTGTGTGTTCTGGTATGCAGGTGTTTGGTTCTTCTAGCCACATCCGCATCTTATCCCACATCTCTGTTCTCAGGTTTACATACCGTGCATGGTCAAGCGCATTGCGTCCACTGTAAATGGGGGTGACAATATTCCCATTCTTAAACACCGCGTGTGTGTTAATTGCGTTATCAACAGCATATCAACCGTGTATTTATGGAACGTCTTAATGTCCAGTATCTTTGCGCCTTGCCGCACGACCATTGCAGTTTTGTCGGGGTCGTTGCCCACATCTGTTGCGGGGTCAATGCCAATAATGACGGGTTGCCTCGATACATCTACACCAAACTTAGGCTTGGTAGCCGCAAGCACAATAGCAGGGTCTATAAAGCCTCCTGTGCCCGTTTGGAATGCCTCAACAGACGAGGCAGGATATGCTTGTTTGAAAATCCACTCATGCCCCATCTCAAGGATTTTCTGCTCACGCCAGTACAGTTGCGCTTGTGAAAGGTTATAATGATTGTCGCCCTCATAATGCCACCCCATAGGCGGGGTCATTTGATATTCAGGACTCCAAAACCACGGAATGAACACAGCCTCATAGTTGCCGTGCCCACGTTCTGCCTGCTCCCACATCTCATGGTATTTGTTGCCTACACCATAAGCAGTGGACTCTATGATAATCTCACTGCCCCCACCTTGCGGCACTGCCTGAAACGAGCCTAGTAAATGGCTTTCAGGGTTTTGCCATAACGCAAACTCTGAAGCGTGTAGATAGTGAATGGTCTGTGAT